TATTTTAAGAATTATTAGAAATAATGGTTTATATAAATATGTCGGTGTTACACATGAATATATTGACACACCACAAAATGAAACCAAACTTAGTCTCGGTAAAAATGATATATTTATTCGTGACATTGGTGACGGAGGTTGTAAAAGTGATAAATTTGAAAGAGATATTCGGTTACTTTTACAAGGTATTCAAGATGAACCGCAAAATGCTGCGCGCTATCATTTTTACTTAGCGAATAGTTATCATGATGCTGGAAAATATGAAGAAGCAATTCCTGCGTATAAAAAACGCATTGAATTTGGAGGATGGCAAGAAGAAGTATGGTATAGTTACTATAGAATTGGTAAATGCTATCATAGTTTAAACAAGTTTGCTGATGCGTTACAATACTGGTTAGAAGGTTATGATTATTATCCAAATCGTCTAGAAGCTATATATGAAATAATTAAACATTATAGATATAATTCTAAACATAAATTATGTATGATTTTTTATAATATAGCGAATGATATACTGAGTAAAAATCATAATAGAGACGGGTATTTATTTTTACACAATGATGTGTATACATATCTAATAGATTATGAGTATACCATATTTGCGGCTTATTGTGGTATAAAAAATATAATTAGTCAAGTTATATCAGTATTTAATAAATCTAATGGGTCAGAAATTTGTAATCTATTATCCAATATGAAATTTTATAAACATATTTTACAAAAACAATCCGTATATAATATAGATCATTCAACTAATTTAATTATTAATGGAGAAAATACAAAATTCAATTCTTCTTCCAGTTGTTTAATTACAAATCCTAATGAAGATGGTTATTTGTGTAATATAAGATATGTCAATTATTATATTGAATCTAATGGTTGTTATAAAAATTGTGATAATCATATAATATCAGTTAATAAATTTGTTGAATTTGATAAAAATTTTAAAGTTATGGAAGAGAAATGGTTTGATACGAAGTACGATGGTAGATTATATATTGGAATTGAAGATATAAAAATTTACCATAATAAAGATGATTTATTATTTATCGGAACAGGTTATCACTCGAATAATAAAATAGGAATAGCTTCAGGATTATATGATATAGATAATGGTAAATTGAATGGTAATGAATTAACACAACATTTTAATAATAGTAGTTGTGAAAAAAATTGGGTATTTGTTGACTATAATAATGAATTACATATTATTTATGAGTGGTATCCTTTAAGGATTGGTAAATTAGACAATAATGTATTAAATATACTTGAAACTAAGTCTATGCCAAAGTTATTCTCTCGAGTAAGAGGTTCCAGTTGTGGATATAATTATAACAAAAAAATCGGAGAGAATAATAATGGTAATATTACAATTGATATTTGTGAAACTGAAATATGGTTTGTAAATCATATTGTTTCCTATGAATCACCTAGACATTATTATCATATAATAACAGTATTTGATTCTAATATGAATTTATTGCGTTATTCAGCACCGTTTAAATTTGAAGGAGAACCAATTGAATATTGTTTAAGTATAGTTGTAGAAGATGAAAGAGTATTAATGAATTACAGTACTTGGGATAGAACAACACGCATAGGTGTTTACGATAAAAAATATATTGATACGCTTTTACTATTTACTCCTCTTATGTAAATAAATATATTATTCAATCATATAATTCAATAATATATAGTTGAATAATATTTAGTTGAATAATAATTATATAAAGAAAATAATTCATATTATTAACAAATGTCGACAACTTTTGTTACCGCTTATTTGAAAGTTTATGATCAAGAATCTGATGATTTTTTTATTACAAGAATGTTTGAAAAACGATTAAATTATTTTACATTGATATTAGATCTAGGAATTAATATTTGTATTTTTATTGATCCTGAACTACAACATCTATTTAGCCAACTAGAAGAAAAATATACAAATTTAAAGATTATAAGTTGTATGAAGATTGAAGATCTTGAATTATGTAAAATTGGTAATAATTATCCTGAACTATGTAATCTACCTTTGAACCGACATAATTTAAAGGATACAAAAGAATATATGTTTTTAATGTTGTCAAAATTAGAATTTATTAAGAAAACAATGGATATAAACCCATTTTGCTCGACTAATTTTTGCTGGTTTGATTTTAGCTTAGCATATATTTTTAAAGATACGGAAAATACATTGTTAAAAATAAAAAAAATATCAAATACCAATTTTGAAGACAAATTTATTTATATACCTGGATGTTGGAATTTTAAGACTTATTCAGACGATTATTTTAAAAACAATATTCTTTGGCGTTTTTGTGGTGGGTTTCTAATTGGGGATAAAGAATCTTTAAATGATTTTTACACAACAAGCCACAATTGTTTTTTAACTTTTTTAAATGAAACAAACACACTTGTTTGGGAAGTAAATTACTGGGCATGGTTAGAAATTAAAGGGTTAATAACTCCTACATGGTATTTAGCAGATCACAATGATTCAATAGTCAATATACCAAATATGATAATAGATATGTAAATTTATAATAAAAAAACTCATTTATTATAAATCAATCTGTATAATTATTAAGTAGCATACAACAATCCAGCATTACCTCCAACAAATATAACCATATTCACTCTTTCTTCTATTAGATACATATTAAAATTATAATTGTAAATTCTCCATGTTGGCTTATTGATACCAATTATATCACCTGTATTTGGGTCGCAAATTGTTAACACCTGTGCGTAAGGATCAGCAGGAGGAGTTATCGTTGTAAATTCGAGCTGTATATTAGTGAATCTACTCATATTCATCGCACCTGATGGTTGATATACAAAAGGGTCTGTATTTAAACAAAAATTATAACAGTATAACCCCGGAGGGGCAAATCCAGCTGTTCTTACATATTTCTCTACAAAATTATAAACACCGGCTGGTAAAATATTCTCTCTATATTGTCCGTCTAATAATATACCCATCGCAATCAAAATTGATTTAATATTTTGAGGATTATAAACACCTGTTAAATACAATCCAGACAATGTTCCATCTGGATTTAAACCAGGTCCTAAGAGTGGTGGACCAATTGGATCTGGATTAGGATAATCACCCGCTGTTGGTGCTGGAGTTATATCTTGAGGCATATATTCATAAGGCCAATTCGTATAATTCGACCATTGGTTTCTCAAATTAGCATCACTTCTTTGGAAATAAAACATCCAGCTTATTACCATACCCATTGAATCTAAATCGATTTTATTCGCTCCAGTTACGTTATAAAAAGGTTTTTCGTAAATTTGTTTAATTAAATATTTTTGTTCGTTTTTAGCAAATATAGTTGCTTCATCATCCGAGAGAAAACAATAAGTACAATTTAAATTAATATCCGCAAACCAATTCGTTCTAGTATCTACATAGGATGCTGGTCCCAATTCTTCATCAGGAGGTGTTTGTAAAAACCTATAAAACTGCATATAATATTGATTAAAATTCGGTGCTACAACTGGATAATTATTTGTATAATCCATTACATCTCTTATTGTAAACCATTCGTTAATAGGTCTAAATGTTACATTAATCCATAATTCGTTATATTGAAGAGCAACTAACGGAAAAGCTTGCGTCGAGAGAAGATTAAACCACGAACCAAGTGGAATCCATAATGTACGTCCCATAATTGATGGCTGTGCTCCAGCAACACTAGTTGTATAGAATGCGTTTGGGTACGAATTCACTCGTGGCGGAGTATTGGCAGGATTAGTAAGTTCAGGAACATTACCTGTCATTTCGTTAAACAATGCTAACTTACTTCCAGAAAAATCTCTCTGAGCTGAAGCCAAAATATATTGTCCGGAATATTGTTGAAGCTGTTGATTGCCACAATTTATGGAAATTTTGCTTATGATTTGTGCGCCTAAATTTTTAATCCATTGAAACTCATATGGAGACCAGTCTGTATAACTTGTTGTGCCATCGGGATTAGTGTATGCTTGTGGTGGCATAACTGGCGACCAAATATTTGGTAAAGTTATACATATATAACAGTCCATAAGAAGGTCAGCATACCTCTTAACCTTGAACGTAAATGTGCTCTCGGTCGTTAAATTCAATTGAGGGGTGCCTTCATAATCAAGTCTGAAATTCTGTTTTCCATAATTAGTATATTTTTTATACGTACATTTAAAGAATGTTTTTGATGGATTACCATTTAAAATTATATTTTGTTGTCCTTGGCTAACTAGTTGCATTAATCCGCCTGCCATATTAAGTATATTATATATTAATTTTTTAATTATTTATTTCATCATAATATAATTTAATTATTTCTAATAATTCTTTATTTACATCTGATTTTTAAAATATTATTTGCTACAAGTTAATTTATATAAACAATTGGTTTACTGGTTTTTTATTTTTATTTTTATTTTTATTTTTATTTTTCACTATCAACCATATATTATCGTTTTCTAATTTATTGAATATATTTATTATATATCATATTTGTGATAGTTTTTGCGAGTTCCTACATACAATAATGTATACCAAATGTATACCAAATGTATATCAAATCTATACCAAATGTATATCAAATTTATTTTCTGTATATTTAGAGAAATACATGTAAATCATGAGTCATATCTTTCAATTCAAAATTGTAATTTTCCCCCCTAAATATTTAACTTAAAACTAAAGGAAAATTTTAAAATAATACTATATATTAACAATGTCATCAGAAGAATCAGAAAAAACAGAAAAAACAGAAAAACCAAAAGAGAAATTAAGCAGTAATGAAAATAAAGATGATTCAATTAAAACATACGTGATAATAGTATGTGTATTTACCATTATAATCGTTTTAATGATTTTAAATTGGTATTTACTTTATCTTCTATTTGTTTATATATTTTATACATTTATTCCAAATTTAAATAGTGATTATGTTTCATACGTGATAACAGCAATTACTGTTATTATGGTAATTTCTTATATTTGGTATTTAGTTTATATGAGTAGACTTAAAAGTAGTGAATGTAGTTATATGAATTCATTATATCCAAAGGTAGATGGTAATTTAAGACCAATAACATCTAATGATAGTAATTGTACTGGTAAATTATTTGATTATTATATAAAATCTGCTTACAATGCCTGTAGCGGAGGTTCATATAGTAACGATTATGTAGATATTTGTGTTCTTAAGTCAATTATCAAACAAGGAGTTAGATGTCTTGATTTTGAAGTGTATTCCATGGAGGACCAACCAGTTGTTGCTACAAGTACAACAGATAATTATCATGTCAAAGAAACATTTAATTCTGTTAATTTTTCCACAGTGATGGATACTATACGTAACTATGCTTTTTCAGGTGGTACTTGTCCGAATCCAAGTGACCCTATTTTAATTCACTTAAGATTTAAGAGCAATAGCCAAAAAATGTATTCAAAATTAGCAAAAATTTTCAAATCAAATAATGATATTATGTTAGGAGCTGCTTATAGTTACGACTCTGATGGTAAAAATTTAGGAGAGATTCCTTTACTATCACTTAAAAATAAAGTTATATTAATTGTCGATAAAACAAATACCGCATTTTTAGAAAATAAAGATTTTCTTGAATATGTGAATTTAACTAGTAATTCTATGTTTATGAGAGAATATGATTTTAATGCCATCAAAAACAACTCTGATACAGATGAACTAAAAAAATTTAATAAAAAAGCAATTACGATTGTCGTGCCAAATAAAGGCCCAAACCCAGAAAACCCAGATGGCAAAATATGCAGAGAAAGTGGATGTCAAATTGTCGCTATGAGATACCAGTTGTCAGATAAGAATCTCAAAGAAGAAATATTATTTTTTGATAGAGCCGGTTATGCGTTTGCTCTTAAATCTAATAATGTTAAACCTGAAAATGTTACATCTTAAAACCACATAATATAAACCCATTAACACCATGTATTTTTCAAATAATATAACAAGTCAACTATATTTATATTATTTAGTATATTTTTTTTAGCTTATTAATATAGTAATGCCAAAAGAAAAAAATATATGTAAAGATTTATCATTCACAGATTGTGAACTAGCAATTTTGCGTATGGCTGTAGATAAAGCCGAAGAAAAAATGGGAAGACGTGTTGTCAATTCAGAAGATGTACAAAAAATAATTGATATAGTTGAAGAATTTATTAAACGAAAGAAATTAATTTGTTATGGTGGAACAGCTATTAATAATATTTTACCTGAAGAAGATAGATTTTATAATAAAGAAGTTGAAGTTCCTGATTATGATTTTTTCTCTCAAAACGCATTACATGATGCCAAAGAATTAGCTGATATTTATTATAAGAAAGGGTTTCTCGATGTTGAGGCAAAATCAAGG